ATTCCACTGTCCGCGGTCCAATGTTTGTCTGGTACCAGCCAGCGGACACAGCCGGATCAGCCGCCAATTTCACGCCTTCGGCGGGATCCAACTACGAGAACGTGGACGACATCGGATCCGACGACGACGCGACTTACAACTATTCGACCACATCCACCACCAAAGACCAGATCGCCCATTCCTATTCCCTCGACGTCGATCCCCTCGTGGTGCAACCCTTGGCCATGGGTAGGTACGAGTCCACCGCCGAAAGTCTGAAGGTTGGGATCCTAAGCAACACCACTGAGGATCTTGACACGGCGAAGGCTCTCGGTGCGACCTATTCCGGGGTCCGCGGGAAACTCTACGTCACTGATCCCGATACCGCTTCAGCCTGGTCTGCGTCCGGGGCTGACGCTGCCGAGACCGTCTATGAACATGCCTAATGGCTAATATCCGCGTCACCCAGGCCGGTCGCCTCATTGGCACCCAGGACGACTCTGACGTCCGCGTCACCCAGGCCGGTCGCCTCGCAGCCACGCAGGACGATTCTGACGTCCGCGTCACCCAGGCCGGTCGCCTCGCGGTCACACAGGAGGTGGCCGATCTCAGGATCACCATGTTGGGGCGTCAGGTACTCCTGGCCGAACCACGTCCCACGCGGCCCATTCTGGACAGCCCCTATGATGGGATGGTTATCGACCTATCGCTTCCCATCATCTACCGGGAAAGCATCTGCCCCCTGGGCGGCGATATCGTCTACCATTGCCGCTACAAGAAACAGACTGACACAGTCTGGACCTGGGCGTTTCAGGACCGGGAAGGCATTGAGACATTCTATGAGGACATCTCCGGTCTGACGGACGGGGATTATGAGATCGAATTATGGTCCGAAAGTGAATATGGCTATTCCTCTTCCAAGTCCACAGCCGACTTTGTTGTCCACAACGGGCGACCGTCCGCGCCAACCATCGTCCATCCCTATTGGGGCGAAGAATGGCAGACGGAATCCAATAACGTCGAGTGGGAACCGGCCTGGGATCCAGAAGGCGACCTCCTCACCTATGACGCTCAATATCGTGCCGTTGGTGCCGGGTCATGGACACCGTTATTCACCGACGAAGACTCGCCGTATGGCTGGGACCTCAGCGCATTCTCGGAGGATGACTATGAGTTAGAAATCTGGGCCGATGACGGTGTTGGTGAGGGAGATCACGCCAGGGTCATTTTTACCATAACGGATCTCGACCGGCCCGGTGCGCCCGTGATTCGCATCGCAGCCATGGATATCGACACACTTGAAGTCGAGATCAGGGAGTACACTCACCCACAGTCACGAGCATGGAAGGCCACGCAATATCAGGTCATCCCCTGGGGGGGCGACTGGAGCAACACCACCTACGATGTCACCACAACGGACTCTGACGAAGCCCTCTATTACATTTTCATCGGGCTCTCTCCCAATTTTCATGGAATCGTCAGGGCTAGATTTCAAGACAATGTCGATACCTGGGGACCTTGGAGCCCAGAGGTTGAGTTCTCGCTACCGGGCACCATTGGAGACTGGGACCGAGTTTGGTATCGGCGTGCAAAATGGTATGCCGGTGGGCCGGGGGGCATTTATGCAAAGAACTGGGAGAGCGGCTATCCCCCTGGGCCTCTGGGGTGGGTAGCGCAACCCCCTGATGGCATCGTGGACGCGAATTCTGAGGAGCTTGGCAGCTTCATCATGAGTGGCGATGTGATGATCGGTGATTGCCATTGTGGCCTTATCGGTCTGGACACCGAATTTCGCCAAATCGGGCTGGGGGTGTTTTCTGGCAATGCTGACCTGAGCAATGAACTTGGCGCCACTCTTTACATTGCTACCGGGAGCGGAATATGGGACTCCGAGGTGCCCCAGCAAAACGCTACGCTCACGTTCCGCGGAAAGCTGTATACGGACTTCGGTTGGGCGTGGCTGTATCACGATATTTGGGCGTCGTCTTACGTCGGCGTCATTAATACCAGAGTGATTGCTGGCTACACATCAACATCCGGCATCCCCTTGGCTTATGATTATTGGATCGCGAAATACAGTGCAAACTATTGGTACCGTCTCACCCTGTGGGTTCAGAGGAATGTTGGGAACAACACAACCAGAGTGCGGGGCCGAATCGAATCACTAACGGATGCGTACCCCATCGAGAATCAAGGTACATGGCAGATCGACGAAACCTTCACCTATCTAACTGAATGCGGAAGACCCGGCTGGATGATGGCTCAGGACGGTATCGCACACGCCAACGCCACCAGCTACTTCAGAAATCTCCGCGTGAAGGCATTGCGGGACGAAGGGCAGGATGAAGTCGTCAACGTCGAGCCTATGCTTCCGTGGGTGCCGCCTGAACCGGGTGCATGCCAGCCAGTTACGGAAGACGCCCTGCCGGATCCCGTGCTTTTCCCGGCCCCGCCTAACGGCGATGTCCATGAGGAAGATGAATACCTTTCGGACATCCTCTTCGGCCGCGACGACACCGAGCAACGTATCTCCCTGCATGAAATTCCGGTGACGCGGATCCGGTGGATGTCCACCTTGCCGACCGCCAGGGAGGTAAACCACCTGAAAAACTTGATCTTCGAGAATCAGGCCGAGCGATGGGGCGTGCCGATGTGGATGGATGCAGTTCCACTCCTAGCCGATCTCACCAGTGGCGCCTCTTCGATTCCCGCGGCATCGTTCGACGGGGATACGCGCAGATTTGGCGACGTGGATTATATCGTTGTCTGGACCGACCAATTCATCTACGACTTCCTCCCCGCCGTTTTGAATGTGGACGGCTCGATCACACTGACGGGCACGACCTCTCAAACACACTATAAGGATCAGGGTTACGTGATCCCTGTCCGTATTGGTCGTATGCCGTCCGAACTTCAATTCCCGAAAGATGCACCGTATATCGGGGACCTCACCGTTGAATTCGTGTTGGAGGCCATAGATGGCTGACCAGAAAATTAGCGACTTGAGTGCGGTCACGACCCCGACGGGGGCCGATCTCGTGGAACTCGTTCAGAGCGGTAGCAATCTGAAGATGACCTTGGCCCAACTGCTCGCCATGGGCACCTCGCCTGGGACGTTCAGCACGCTGAATTCTGGGGAACTGAACATGACGGGGCCGATCGAGCCCACGCTCTCAGCGTCGGGGGATACGGTCTTGGACGTGCGCGTCTCCGGTGATGGGAATCCGCGATTGAAGGTGACGGCTGCGGGGACCATGGTTTGGGGCAGCGGATCGGGAGCGGGCGACGTGACCGCGGAGAGGCTTTCCGCTGGCGTGTTGAAGCTGACCTCCAGCCAGGAGGTTCACGGTGGTTTCACGGTGGATAGGATCGGCGATGCCGCCGATGCGCTGGCACGTATCGCCGGAGACGCCGGGGAGTACCGGGCGCTGGTGTTTCGCACCGGCACGACGGACCGATGGCGGTATGGTGCCGACACAACGGCCGAAGGTGGCTCCGACGCTGGATCCGATCTTGTCCTGACGGCCTATGACGATGCCGGATCCGCTATCGGCGATGCTCTGAAGATCACCCGGGCGAGCATGGACGCCGTTTTCGGGGCGAAACTCAAGGCGACCGGCGATTTGACGGTGGGATCCGACAAGCTGGTTGTGACCGCTGCCAGCGGCAATCTCGTCTCGGCCGGTTCATTGGCGGCGACCCTCGGAGCATGGTTCCGCACAACGGCCCTCGGACTAACGGACACTACGGGCCACTTTTACATCCCAACGTGTTCTGGCGTGCCGACGGGTATTCCGGCCACGAAAACCGGCCAGGTCGCGCTGCAATATGATTCCACAAACGACGATCTCTACGTTTACAGCGGGGATTGGAAGAAAGTGGCCATGGCATGATTTTCGATTCCGAAAAACAGAAGCGGCATATCCTTCGTATCGTGCTCGAATCCCGCGTGGAGATGAGCATTGGCGAGCTTCTGAGCGGTCCGTCCAAAGAACTTCTGGAACTCGTCATGGCCATTCGAGACGGGACTGTGATCTTCAACCCTGATGAGCAGGACGAGAAAACGGCACGCTGATGGCCATCGCCTCCCGGTATCGATTGCTGGAGAACGGGGACAAAAGGCTCCTCGAAAGCGGAGACTTTCGTCTTCTCGAAGCGGCATATGACCCGTATAAGGGGTATGACGTTTTCCCGTTCCGGCCGAATTGGGTAGAACCCCCGAAAGAGCAACTGCATCGCTCGATGACGACCCTGGAGAACCAGACGGGGCTCCAGACCGTGCGGAGTCATACCGTGACCCCCATCGGGTTTTTTGACATGCTCCTCACCCTGGAAGGGCGCGACGAGATCACAGCCTTTCGGCACTACATCAAAACCCTGCGCGGCCGTTGGAAGCCGATCTGGGTGCCATCCTGGCAATCTGACTTGAAACCAACAGCGAATTTCTCTGGGTCTTCCATTACGGTGGAATCGGTGGGATATGCTGGGTACCTCTTTCCACACAACGGCCGGAAGCATCTGGCCATCATCCGGCACGACGGGGTCATCTATGTCAGGGGTGTGAACTCGGCCTCAGACAATGGGACTACGGAAACGATCGGGTTGAAAAGTTCCGTTGGCGTGACAATCTACGCCTCGTCCTGTCTCGTGTGTTTTCTTCATTTTGCTAGGCTTGCGGAGGATCGAGTCGTGACACGATGGATCGGCAAAGATCTTGCCGAGGCCAGGATCGGATGGGTTGAGCTTCCGAGGGAGGTGCCAGCACCATGAGCTATGAAGCCCTGGAGCTAGGAGCCATTGGCTCTCCCGTTGAGATGTTCCTGTTTCAGCGGCAGGAGGTTTGCTGGCAATACACCTCGGCCGACAAGGAACAGGTTTACGACGGGCGCACCTATCTCCCCAGAACGGTTTCCCGGGGCGCTTTTGATCGGAATGATGAAGCCGGGTCATCCACGGTGGAGGTACGCCTGGATCGCGACCTGAAGGTCATCGACCAATTCACGGTCGGTCCCTCACTGGCTCCAGTCAAATTGACGATCCTTCGTCGACATCGAGTAGACGAAAATGTGATCGTCCTCTTCAAAGGCGTGGTCGCCAATGTGGTTCTCGCGGGCGAAGAGGCCATCCTCACCTGTGTTTCACCTCTCTCTGCGGACGAAAAGAGCATCCCCCGGGAGATCATCATGCGGACGTGTCCTCATGTCCTCTATGGGGAACGCTGCCAAGTCAACCCGAATGATTGGGCTTTCAACTATACCATAGATAGCTGGTGGATAGATCATTGGGTTATCAGCAATATCATGACCTGGCCATACACAGCGACCAGCTTCACGGCTGGCATTCTGGTCAAAGATTCCACGGGGGAAAGTGCTTTTATCCAGAAACACTATTGGAGTTCAATGTTTCATTCGCACCGAATCTATTTGATGACTCCGATCGCAGGGCTGGCTGCGTCCGATGAAGTGACGATTTACATGGGGTGTGACCGAAAGCATACGACGTGCCGGGATGTTTTCGACAATATCCCGAACTTCGGCGGTTTCCCATTGCACCCCGAACGAAACCCATTCATCGAGTTGGTGGCTGACTAATGGATTGGCTATCACTCCTTCTGATCTTTGTGGCGAGCACGATCGTTTCGATCATGCTGCGCCCGAAAATCAAAGACACCTCGTCCCCGGGCGATTTTCGGCCCCCGGAACCGCGAGAGGGCGAACCGATTCCGGTCGTTTTTGGAACGGCGCTGGTTTCGCCCGCGGTCACATGGTTCGGGGATGTCGATGCAAAAAAGGTGAAGAAGACAGTCTCTTCCGTGTTTGGGCTTGTGCAAGATGATGTGCCGCTGGGCTACGATTATTATGCCGGAATGATGTTAACCCTCTGCCACGGCCCCATCGGTGCATTACTGGACATCTACATCGGGGAAAAACGTGTTGTCAGGCAAGCCAAGTGGGTGGGCGACGGAACAATGGAGCCACCACCGCTGGGGTGGCCGGATCCCTCATTCCCATCATTGCCCCAGGAGTACAACGAACACCCCACCCGTGTAAGCCTGAATCTGCCCACCCTTTTTGGAGGCCCCGAAGAGGGGGGTGGGGTTGTGGGCCAGTTGGACATCCACTGGGGCAGCAATGTCCAGGGGCCGAATGATTATCTGGCGGTCTGGTGGGGTGTGGACATTCTGCCGAACTACCGGAACTTGGCCTACGTCGTGCTTCGTCGCATGAACATGGGAAAAAGTCCGACGCCGAGCCCATGGAAATTTGTTATCAAGCGGATCCCTGACGGTCTCGATCAGACGGATTACACAGAGATTGGCGATGGGACGGCGAACGGCGCAGAAATCCTCTATGAGATCCTGACCAACCGGATCTGGGGTCTAGGCAAACCGTCGACAGATATCGACGTGGACAGCTTCAAAACTGCCGCGGAAACGCTGCATGATGAAGGACTTGGATATTCGGGCGTGATGGCCGATAAATCCGAAGCATGGCAGAAGATTCAAGACATCTTGAACCATATCAATGGAGTAGTGTTTCAACATCCTCTCACCGGGCTCATATCCATCAAGCTGATCCGCGATGATTACGTGCTGAACGATCTGGTGGAATTGGACGAATCTAATTCGATCATCGACGAATATAAGCGTGGCTCCTGGGCGGAAACCGTTAATGAGACCCAGGTTCAATTCACGGATGCTGCGAGACGTTTCAGTGATGCCGCGGCACAGGCTCAGAATATTGCGGCGATCACGCTGATGGACGAGGTGATTTCGAATACCATTTCGCTCCCCGGCCTCACCACTCATTCTCTGGCCCAGAAGGCGGCTGAACGTTCCAACCGGGCCACATCCTACCCTCTCACGCGGTGCCGGATCCGAACCAACCGAATTGCCTACGCGTTTCACCCGGGTATGCCATTCAAGCTGACCTATGCGGACTACGGACTCAGCGAAAGCGTTTTCCGCGTCGTATCGGTGAATTATGGCTCATTGGTGGACGGCATGATCGAGATCAACTCGGTGGAGGACCTCTGGGATCTGGACTACCAAGCCTATGCAGACCCCGATGATCTGGAAGATTTGGAGCCCTGCGGGCCGTTGCCTCTCCTCGTGACGGGTTATGATCCCGGGGACGATCCGGCTGCGGTCTATGGTAACGGACTGACAAAGATCTTCGAGGTACCCTATTGGCATGTGGGTGCCTACGGCCGTGCGTGGGTTCACCAGAGCCGCGGAAATGGGAATGATCTGTATTGGGAAGCCTGGGTGGCTATTCAGGGTGTGAATCGAAACCGTATCGAGACAGCCGCGCCGTTCAACGCAACCGGCTATTTGGAAGAATTGCTGCCTCAGACTGGCCAGCCATTGAGCGAAGTAAAGATTCAAGTCTATACGGCCGGGGAGATGAACACCCTCACCAGTACGGATGCCGACGGGCTCTGGGTGGGGGAGCGGCTCTTGATGATTGATGACGAAATCATGGCATGGAGGACCGTGACCGATCTCGGTGACGGGCTCTATGAGATCGGCGGGATCCTGCGTGGGCAACTGGATACCGGCGTGGAAGAACATCTGGCCGGAACGCCCGTTTATTTCTACTACAATTCTGACGGTGCGGACAGCGCGATTGACGTGAGCGGCGAGGATCTGGACGCATGGACCCAGGTAGACGTCTGGTCTCTCATTGTATTTGGCGATGGGACAAAAAAGGATTTGAACAATGTCCCCAAAGCGGGAGTCCTCATTACAGAACGGGCTTTGGCCCCGCTGCCACCGGGCAACATAAAGATCGGCGGGGCTGGTTATGCGTTCGGTTATCAGGACTGGCCAGCGGTGACACTCGGCAATGTCACGCTCTCATGGTCGAACCGGAATCGGAGTGAACAGACAACGATGGTGGCCCATGACGACCCCTCGCAATATACGCAGGAGGGAACGTTCACCATCCAAGTGCTGTTGAACGGCGTGAAGGTGAGAGAATGGACTAGCGTCACTGGTAACAGCCAGGAATACACCTGGGCACAACGCATCACTGACGACGCCCGTTACAGTCTGGACGTGCAGTTTCGGATTATCCCGATAGGAACCGGAGGGGAGCAGGGAGTCACGGTGACCACGCCAGCGTTTGTCATGGACCCAACTTAACTGGAGCCCCTCCTATGGATCATTTCATCTTGAACACACCAACGGCTGTGGCCGTGATCGTCGCTCTCATTGGTATCGCACTCGGCCCCGGCGGCGTCTTTTTCGTGCTGGTCAAGAAGTCCCTGAACGGCACGGTTCAGTCGATTGAAAGGATGGACAAGACCATCAACAAAATGTCTGCGTGCCAGAACATCGACCACGACGCTCTGACCAAAGCGGTGGCCGTTCTGGAGGATCTGCGGCTGGAATCGGGGCGGTACCATGCGAAGGTGGACCGCAACACCATCACGCTCAATGGCATGAGAATACGTTGTGAGATGCTTCACCGGGATTGGCAGCTACATAAGGAAGAGGCTGACGATGCGTAGGTTCGAGGTCGTCCGGTTCGGGTTCGGGCAGGACAGCACCATCGGCATTCTGGCCGAAGTCCTGAACGGCAACCGGAAGCGGATCGCGTTCACCATCGAAGACGAGCGGCGGCTGACCAAAGTCTACGGCGAGACGTGCATCCCGACCGGCACCTATGAACTGGAGCTTCAGACGAGCGGCGAGCTTCACGAGAAGTATGCCGCCCGGTACGGCCCTCGGCACATGGGGATGATCCATGTGAAAGCGGTCCCCGGGTTCATCGGGATCATGTTTCACCCAGGCAATTCCGACGACGATACCAAGGGCTGCATCCTCCCCGGGACGGTCCCGGTCATCACGCAGGACGGCGAGTTCAAGGTCGCGGATTCCCAACCCGCCTACTGGAAGTTCTACGACGACATCGCACCGTCGCTTGCAGCGGGAAAGCGTTGTATCCTGACAGTGACGGAAGTGCAACCCTGGGCATAGGAGGTCTCCATGGGGTTCTGGCATGAGTTGGACCTGAACCGACCTTCGGGAAGCTGGATCTCCCACAATCTCATCGGCCTCGTGGCGGTGGCCATGGGCCTCATCATCGGACAGTACCTCCCTGGATCTGTCTTCCTGTGGGCCATGATCTTCGGGCTCGCCCAGGCACTCTATTTCGGCCTGGAGCGGGAACCTGAGAACGCCAAGACCCACAAGGCGGCTGGCGATTGGAAGACGCCCGGTCGCCAGGGCGTGACCCCACAGGCGGATATGTACGGAGACCAGATCGGCAATTGGGCCATCGGCGGGGTGACGGTGCTCGTCTACCTGACAGAGCTATGGGCCGTTGCCCCCATGATCCTGGGAGGGCTCCTCCTCGCCCTTCTCGTGACCATGAAGGTTCGCCAGATGCTTTCCATAGGAGGCTGACATGCCTGATAACGGTAATGACCAGATACCCGATGTGAAATCTGGGCACGGCGCGTGGGATGCCGTCATCGCCGGGTTACAGACCGTGCGCGACATTCTGAACGATTGGCGCGTCATGGTCACGCTTTTGATCGTGATTCTCCTATGGGCCGGGAGGGTCGCGGCCCCGGAGCTTGGAGCCATGGTCGAGGGATGGATCCGGGCGTGGAAGTGTCTGCCATGAAAAAGCTCGTCATCGTCCTCCTCCTACTCGGGTGTGCCGTCTTTCTGGGGGCTGCGATCTATCAGACCCTTCAGGCCCGGGAGCTTCGGGCTCAAGCCTTCCGGGCGGATTCGCTGGCTGCGGAGGCGGATACAGCCCGTGCCCTGGCACTGGCCGCGCTGGACTCAGCCGAGAACGCTTGGCAACGGCGTATCGTCCAGACGGAGCTTCAACGGGATTCTCTGGACCGGGAGCTTCGTGAAAGGCCCGTCATTCGAATCGCGGCAGGAGTGCGGGTGGATACACTCCGATTCACCGATACTGTCTATGTGACGCCATCCGTTGGCGCCGACTCGGTGAAGAGTTACGAGTTTGATGGTGTGGATCCACCATTCGGGTTCCGTGGGAGTGCAGAGATCTACCCGAATAACCAGGGCATCTTTCATGTCAACGTGTTTCAGACTGATCCCATCCCGATTCATGCCCGGGTCACATGCGGGGAAGGTGGGGGTGTGAATACGGCCTCGATCCTCTTCACAGCATCCGATCCGTTCGAAATCGTCCCAGGGCGCGTGGAGCAGGACCGCTCCGTTTGCAATCCACGGGAGCCGGTTGAGTTTTCCCTCCTGCCGGAACTGAGCATCCGTGGCGTGGGATGGGAGTTGGTGAAGGGCATCGGGTGGATCCTCGCGGCGAATTGGGTGGACGACCGCTTCCATAAGGCGAAATACTGATGACCCACATCCTCTTCTACCGGGAATCGAACACGATGGCCAGGGACTATGCGTACATGGATCGGCTGATTTCCATGTTCGGCTTCATCCCCATCGCCATCGATCGGAGCCTGGAGGAGGAGACCCATTATGATGGCCATGCCTATCCCTCTCTCAGCCGGGCTCTCACGGACCCGCGCTGGGATGGTTTCACATGGATCTGGATGGATCACCGGGGATCCCGCGATCTGGAGTCATTCCACCATCCTCTCGATGGGGCGATCTACTGCATCGGTTCCGACACCGATGGATTTCAAAACATCGAGCACCCCGGCGACAGGTTGCGGTTGCCGGATGATATGGGGGGAGAAACCTTTGCTTCCCTGGTGATGCCCGTACTTCTCGCTCATCTGCGCTGGGGGGGTTGACCATGGGTACTCCGGCGATCAGCCATGATCTGACAACGCTCTCGGATGCGTCATCCACCACCGGATGGAGCGGTTGGGGGTCGAATACCGGCAAATGGTCGGCAGACACGGAAATCTACGTGGAGGGCTCCGCGTCCCTCGGATGCACACCGAACCAGACCGGCGATTCAGGATGGGGCTATCAGTATGGCTCCAACATCGATGTCACGGCTAACCTCATTCTGCTCTGGATTTTCGTCGGCTCCAAGGGCGCCGTGGACACCTTTGCGAACTACGGGGTCTACGTGAGGATCACGGACTCGACGAGTTCGTGGACAGCGACCTATTCGGATTTCCGGGTGGGCGGGTCCAACATCGGCTGGGTCGGAAGTGGGTGGGCGCTGATTTGCCTGGATGCTTCCCAGACCCGGGACCGTGGCTCCGGCACCCCCAGCCTTACGGCCATCCGACGGATCGGTGTGGGATTCGTGCTCCAACGCACGTCCAGCAAATCCACGCTCATGGCCATCGACGCAATCCGCGTCGGGAGCTATTTCGAGGCCACCGGGACGATCTCGACGACCGGCGTGAACCTCAGCTTCACGGCTTCGACAAAGACGATCACGAGGCCCGCGGGCTCGTTCACCACGGACGGCTATGGATCGGGGGACAAGATCGTGGTACGGGGCTCGACGTCGAATAACAAGATCCTGACCGTAAATACGGTCGGCACCACGACCATGACAGTGCTTGAAGATCTGGTAGATGAAGCCTCGGCTTCTGGCCGCACGATCGACCAATGCATCACCATCGAAGACATCTACAATTGGGACATCGGCACCAGCACGTACAACTACGGTGTCGTGACGCTTTCGGCTCTCGGCATCTATCAGATCAACTTCCCCCTGACCATCGGCGACATCTCGGGTACCGCACGCACGGCCTATCTCAGCCAGAATCGCGTGGTCTATTTCGGCGACCAGAACCACACCCAGCTTTCCATGACCACGGCGCAGGACACCGGGGCCGTGACCCGCTTCCTCGTGGGCGACTCCTCTGGAGCCGATGAGAGCCGGGTGGGCTTTGCCGGGAGTGTCTTCACGCAGACGAACCCGATGCATGGGCAAGCCGCGAGCTTTGATCTTTCGGCATCCATCACCGAAGCGTCCATCTTCGGGTCAGTCTTCCTGGGCGTCGAAGGTGCGATCACGCTGCCGAACGCCACGGGCCATTACATGGCGACCGTGACGTTCAGTCGATGTGGTCAGGTCCACCTGGGACAAGTCGAATCACGCAACCTGACGTTCGCGGGGTATGAGGGCACGGATGCGGCCCTGCTCTGGAACGAGAGCATCGACATCAGCCATTCGAACTTCCTGGCCAACTCCCGTGCCATCGAACATCCATCCGCTGCCGGGAGTCCTTATGGCTATGTGAACATGACGTTCGGTGGGAACACCTACGACGTGAACAACACGAGCGGGAGTTCCATCACCATTGGGAACACCAACTCCAACGCGACGACCTATACCGGATCCACGGTGAGTTTCGTCACCACGGTCACGCTGAAGGTGAAGGTGTTGGACGAAGCAGGAGATCCCGTGCAGAATGCCCAGACGGGAATCTATGCCATGGAGACCACCGGGGGCGTCACGAAGGGCGATGAACTGATCTCGGGCACCGGAGGTGCGGACACGAACGCCAACGGGATCGTCCAGAACACGGCGTTCAACTATGCCGGGGATGTGGAGGTCGAAGTCCGGTCTCGTAAATCGTCTTCTGGGGACAGCCCGCGTTATAAGCATCTGAAGTCGCCACAACTTCTTGTCTCGACGGGGCTGGATGTCATTGTGACCCTAATCGTCGATCCCATCAACAATTAGAAGGAACCAGTAAGGGGGAACAGCCATGCCACTCTCGTCAGACCTCAGCGTTGATTATGTGAATGGAATCATCTCCTACGTGGGGGGCTTCACCAATGGTGTGCCCGATGCGACCTACGACATGAATGCCGTCTATTCCTACCTCCTCGATGTGTTCGACGAACCCGGCACATTGGACGATCCAACACCCATGGATGGCCTCACGCCCACAAACTATGAGATTCTCTATCCGTGGTTCATCGATCCGACGTCTATGAAGGCATTCTACGGAGGGGCGCTCGAATCGAACGGCTGGACGAAATTCGGCACGGAACACACCTCCAACATAGGAGGATTCGGAATTACCCGTCTCAAGTACACCGGGGACGGGAGCCCCACGCAGGGGAATGACGGCTACACCGACAAGGGGACGGTGCTCACGGGCGGTACCTCCGGCGCGACCGGCAAGATCCTCTGGGTGGACAACGCGACGGACACGGTGTGGGTGCGGAATACGTCGGCCACCCAATTCGACGACACGACGCCGGAGAACGTGACCGGCACCGGCTGGGATTTCGATCTTGATTCCGGCGATGGTTCTGAGTCGGGAGAGAACCTGTGGACGAACCTCTATACCCTCGCGCAGATCAAGGACGACACCGACATCTACCTGATCCAAGATGATGTCAAGCTGGTTTCGTGGTGGCTCGACGCCGAGACCGACCATTTGGACATCTGTGTTCTGGTCAAGGTGGCGGGAGCACTCATCAACTCCGGGCTGGTCACGGTCCTCGCGAGACAGGCCAACACGTTGTACGACCATTTCACTCCGAACCTGTCGGCGGGAGGCCGTCAACCGGCCCCGCTGGCTACCGCGGTGGACCTGAACAATACCAGCGGGTGGCGCACGATCGCCACCGGAGCCCATTCCGGCGCATTCACGATCGGCGAAGTCATCACCGGGGGCACGTCGCTGGCGAAAGGGATTCTCACGTCCTATGTGGCCAACACATCGCTCACCTACTACCTCGTCGGCAAGGATCTTACCGATTTCCAATCGGGTGAACTCATCACGGGCGAGGATTCGACGGAATCGGCCACCTCCTCCGGCTCCCCGGCCAATGCAGGACCCGCGCTTTCCACAGCCGCGATCAGCTTCGGTGCCATCAGCCGCGATCTCAACAATGGGAATGGTTCCCGTCCCTATTCCATCGAGATCGATTGCAATACGGAGCGTCTCTCGGCGGTCTATGAATACCTGAAGTGGATCACGCGGAGGGGCTCCACCACCCAACTCGGAGTCAGCGGATCCCAGGAGGATGGCGAACAGTACATCGGCACGACGCTCCGTCTCCTCACGGGCACCCCCGCCCCCGGAGCTTTCACGGAGGGCGCGACGTTGGAAGATCAGACTTCCGGCGCAACCGGCATCATCGTGGCGTATCACTCCTCGCCCGAAGACATCGTCATGCTGTCGAACGTTCGTGGGACCTTTGGGGCCGGGAACACAGTATCGGATGGTACCAACTCCGCGACCATCGACGCTGGGGGAGTGAACACCGTGGCTCCGGTGAAACAATCCCCCCTCGGTACGTTTGCTGGTGGTACGTTTTTCGGCGCCACAGGGGTTTTCGTCACGGATCTCGACTCGCTGGACATCCAAGCCTATTCGCTCATCGACGACCTGGGCGTAGTTCAGGATCCGCCGAATGAGATCGCCGTGGCCGTCTCGGGCCTCACGGCGGGCGACCGGGCCGGGTGCTTCCGAAGGGCTTCGTCCACCGGACCCATCGAGAAGGACCGCTATGCGGGCACCGCCCAATCCACAGGGGCTGCGACCGTCGTGGTGGGTTCTGCGATCACGTCGGACGAACCCGCTTCGGGCGTCGTGAAAATCATCGACAAAAGCGATGCCAACGAACCGGAAGCATTGCTGAGATACTCCAGTTGGGATACGTCCACGTTCACGCTGGCGGCATCGGTTACGGGAAGTGCCACAGCTACGGAGACCGATACCAACCTCCTGACGGACGGAGGAGCCGACTTCGGCGGCACCGATGATGTGAGGATCGGCGATGTGATCCGCGACATCACGGGTGGTGGTTGGGGGTTCGTTGTCGAGATCGTATCGACCACGCAACTCAGGACCATCGCGGCCCCGGGGCAAACCCTGGCCTGGGCCAGCGCGGACTCCTACGAGACGAACCGGCTTCCCTTCGACACCACCATTTCTGATTGGGTCTATGTCCCCTTCTTCGCGGCCGTGGCGACAGGCGGATCGGTGTCGAACTCCTACATTTACTCCGCGGACGTCTACGCGAGATTCGTCTTCCGTCTCATCGGCTACAAGCCCTTCACGTCCAACCAATTGGTTGGATCCAACGGGCTCTCGGTGGCGGCGGTTCGAACGGAGGATTCCGTGGTGACGGTGCCATGACGCGTCTCCCGAAGGGATCCGTAATTCTGGAGCAACGGGACGGGGTAGCCCTGGTGGGGCTACCCCAGGATCCCCGGAAGAGATACCCCCTCTGGAACATCAACGCCCTGGAGCGGGATATCGCCAGCGCCGAAGCCAACATCCGCTCGTTCCGAGAAGCGATCGCCGAACAGGAGAGGGTTATCGGCGAGAGGAGAGAGCAGATCAAGGTCTGTGAAGAACGGGACCGTGCCATAGAAGAATGGGAGAGGAACCGTGCCGACAGTGACATTTCTTCCGGCTGACAGGCTGATCCGTGTTCCGGCTCCCGCCACCGAGATCACGGTGCAAGATCTTGTGGATCAGATTGCTGATTTTCTGGACGAGCCTCAGAACTTGAACATCGAGTGGTTCGCGGAATGGGCTGGCAAGACGAGCCTCGGGGGAAGTCCAGAGGTTTTCTCAGAAATCGTGTTGATTCTGACCGATGATTGGCGCGTGGAGTTTGAGGCCCGGCCCGGCCCGGATTACGTGTCCTGTGTGGTGCGAGGGGGGACACTGGTGGCCGCGAACACCTTCGACAACAACCCCATCGCGCCGACAGCTTTCACTCAGGTTCAGATCCGCCAGAGCATTTCCGGCACCCTGCTCAGTGCGGAAGAGATGCGGAAGCTGTTGATGAACAAGACAGTCACGGATCCCGACACGGGGCTGATGACGGTCTATGACGATGACGACGTGACTCCCTTCCTCCAGGCCGAGATCTTCGAAGATGCCGATGGCGCTGTGCCCTACCGGCGCGACGGCATCGAACGGCGGGAGCGGTTCGAATGAACGTCGTAACCCGCGGTTTCGGGCTGCGGAGCGGCATGCTCTCCTCCATGGGCTACGGCCGCAGGGTCATCGAGTTCATCGAACAGATCGGCATCTACATCTCGGCCCGGTCCCGGTCCTGGGCGCTGGACGCTCCCAGCCGGGCCTGGATGCGGGCCGCGGGGACCCGGTTCTGGACGGGTTACGCCACAGGACGTACCTGGGTGATGGCGGCAGCGGATCGCCTCTGGAGGTGGAGCGGTCTACGAACCTTCTATCTGGCCGTGACGCGGCCCTGGTCTGGGTCCGGTACCCGTTCATGGAGTGAACCCGATGACGATCGAT